AAGGAGTGGCATAAACTGCGACAATATCATCACCGTTAAAACTGGTGCCTACTTCCTGCCTGTATACATTCCCGTCATGGTCAGCGTGTAGGATTACCTCTTCTGTGCCTACATAATCTGAGGTACAACAAGACGCACGTATTCCCTGTAATTGTCCAAAACTCCAATTAATAGAACCGCCATCCTCAGATAGACCGCCTATTATCCCTTCGGAGTCTACAACAGATGGGCTGATGGTCCCATTGGCAGCGGTAGAGGCACCAAAAAAATACCTCACTTGAGATTTAGACCTGATTACTACCCCGCTGAGAGTATCCATGTCGTTGTTCTTGATGATGTCAACCAGAGTGGCTTGTATAGGCTTAGAGACTGTCTCAAGTTCGACATCACCAATTCTACTAGTACCGGCAACTGGTCTAAAACCATCCGGTGCTAAAAACATAAGGTCACCACCGATTTCAAGAACGCTATCCCGTGCTACACAGCCCACGTTGGTGGTAACCTGTTCTAAAACGAATGCTCCGGCAGAACTGACAGAAACCTTCTTGATGTCCTTATTACCAAATACAAACAGGTTATCACGAAAGGGCTTAATCTGGACTACATCGTAACCCGCTGCTATCTGACCACCGCCTGCAGCCGTAGTCCATGTGTATGGGTCGTTAGGGGCTGAATGGGCTACTACCGCGCCGGTAGCCTGATGACCTGATATGAATAGATGGTTTTCAAATACGTCTACCAGAGCCGGAGCGTTTAAAGCCTGCGCTCCACCCGCCGTGTTACTACCGCCTGCAGCAAAACCGCCTGAGTTAGTCGATTTAATCTCTTCCCAGTTTGCACCATCAAAGACAATCGCAGGGTTAACGCCGTCTACAAAGCAAATCTTATTTCCGGTGCCAAAATTAAACTGGGCGTGGCGTATCTTGCTGACCGTCAGGGTACTGGCAGTCATTGGGCGAGTTACGCTGTAATCCAGAGTGAATTTTCTCCAGCCTATCCCAGCGGTGTAATAGTAGAAACTATACGTGCTTCCACCAGCATCCTTACGCGCAGCAATGATCTTAGTGGAGTTGCTTACATCATCCTTAAATATGGCTAGGCCTAGTACTGGTCCGGTGCCAGTTGTCTGTCCTGCTACGGTCACTTCTCCGTAGTTACTGTCATATTTAGAGAAACCCTCAATACGCCGATAACCGCCAAATAATGATGGTTCATAATTGACTAATCTAGTAGCACTACCGGGGTTATTATCGGATAAGTCCAAATGATTTTCATTGGAATTAAGACCACCGGCAGAGACAACTTTTAATGAGGCTATCTGGTCTGGCATTAGAACCTGACCCGTGTGTCTCGGATGTAATCAAACTGGTTGATGTACAAACTCTGTAGGTCTTTTAGCCCTTGTTCAAAGGCTACATAGGACGCTTGGGCTGACTCTACATTATCCTTGAACATGTACATGTGATACAGCGCACCGTCTACGAGGACGCTGTCAAAGGATGTAGGCACACGGGTTACATCATCATACAAAGTGAGGTCGGTGTAGTTGAGGAAGTAATTGAATTTTACCTTGTAGGCTTTGTCCGGCGTAGGGGTTACTCCAAATGCACTTCCATGAGCAGGGTAAATGTGCGTAGGCACTCCTCTACCGGCTGCGCCAGAGGTAGTGTCTGTGTCGCGGTGATATCTGTAGTACTCATCTCTATCCATTGAAGCCATTGTAGCGTTCTTTGAACCTAGATTAGCGTCCTCTAGTATTTGGAAACTGTTGAAGTCTGCTGTTTTTAAATTGGAAGGCCAAGAGTACTCTTCTGTGCCTGCAACTAGTGTTTGTGTGTGGGTAGCCGCATTAAAGGGCCATCCAAATTCTGCCTGATTAATACGCGCCAAAGAAGCCTTGACCGCATCCTTACTCAGTGCATGTACACCTCGCACAGACGAAAAATCAGCGTCAGAGATTTCCACCTCGTTTAGACGCCGCAAGACCTGATTACATAGCGAGATGTAAGTACTAGGCATACTAATTCCTTAGAAAAGGGATAAAGGGGCCAGCACAAGCCAGCCCCTAAATTTATTAGGCTAGGTTGTACCAAGCATTGAACAGGCTATCGCTGCGCAGGATTTTTCTAGCATAGAGATTCATGCCACGGACGATGTCCGCGAAGGTATCTGGTGACCGGAAAGTCTCTGTTTTAGAGATTTGCTGCGCTGTAGCAACGGCTCCCATATGACCAGCAACCAACACACCATAATGCGCCGTAGAACCGGCTGCAGTAGCAGTACCGGGTCCAGTGCCTTTGTACGGCAGGTTGTTAGACTTATAAACGTCAAAGCCACGAATTTTATTAGGCAGCTTGCCGTTACGCAGTTCATCACCACCACCGAAATCGGAATTGATGAGTTTTGACGAGGTGTCTAGAAGGACTTCGCAGAACACTGGGTCCACAACGATATAACGACCATCAGTATCGACATTCGCCTGATCCATCATCCGAGCAATACGGTTCATAATCTCAAGAGGAGAAGTAATGATACCAGTACCACCGTCTGCAGCAATTGGTATAGCCTTTGTGCTATCACCAGAAACTCCAGAGAAGGCGTTGCCGCGCAGTTTGTTGGCTGCAAGAAGTTCGTCATTGTCTGCACCAGCATCGGCTTTAGTCGATCCTGTTTCCAGAGCAGTACGAGCAGTAGTCGCATCGGTGTAACCCGCCATGTGGCGAAGTACTTCTGCGTCCATTGCATCCTTCATTTTATAGCCAGCACGGTCAGTTGCCAAATCAATGAAATTGACGTGCGAATGCGCTTCTTCGATATCGTCCATCGCAAACTGGTAGTAGTTCGCTTTATTTACGACCATAGTAAACGCAGCATCTGTGAGTGCTTGTGTTGCCAAGGCAGTACCACGGGCATACGCCGATACAGTGATATCTGGCTCTTTGATGATGTTCACTGAGTCACCCATGTTGGCGATTTCGCCGGTATAATCAGTGTTGGTTACAGCCTCAATTACAGAAGAGGCTCTCAGGGCTTTCTGTACTTTTTTGCTGTAAATTACTGGGCTGAAATTACCTGATGTAAGGTTGTTCCATGCGCCCGAATTGTTAATGCCGCCGGTAAGTGCTGAACCAGAGGCTGCTGATTGAAATGCCATTATGATTTCTCCTTGAATGAAATGGCTTGAAGAAAATCTCTGACGTTATGCGATTTGAGAACGACAATCATTCGCAATAGAAACGCGCAGAGACAGCTAGATCAGACAATTAAAATTATGATGGCGCACTTTAGAGGGTGGCGTACAAATGTACGGTTCTCTTCAGTCCGGTAGACCTTAATTTTATTATTATCTGTGAGAGTTAGGCGGGGTATACTACTTTAGCCGAAATAGGCTGGTAGTGTCCTACCTTTAAGTCGTTCAATATAACCATTATAACACAATGGTCGGGTAAATACAATAGTTAATTTATTCAAACGCCACTTAGTTACCGTGCAGCACCAGAAAGATCGTATAAGAACTTCCCATTTTGCATGGCTTCCATGATTGCATCTTCATGCTTGGCATAATCACGATCAGACATCTTATCGATCATGCTCTCTGAATACTTCATCTTACCAGTAGACGGCGGCTGAGATGCGCTTGTGCGACCTACTGCTTGGGCTGCTCCATTAGAGCGTCTGCCACCCGTCTGAGCCTTGTACAGATCGATGGTGCTTGAGGCCCAATCTGCATCTGTATTGTTCTTGTATACGCTGTCTTGAATGGATGGGTGTTGTGTAGCCACCCAATCGTGGAATTTCTTATCCTGCCGTATTTCAGCGAAGTCGGGATGCCGTTGCATTAGCTGCTGTTCAGCACCTTTCTTTTGGACTTGCTTCTCAAAACGCTCTACTTTCTCAAGACGTTTCTCACCTTCAGCCAAGGCTTCGTTAGCCCTCTTTCGGGCAATCGTATCCACGATCTTCGCAACGTCTGGATACTTGCTACTCCAAGCCTCGACTTCCTCATCAGTTTTTGGAAACCTGATTTGTTGACGAGTGGCATCGTCCAGTTGCTTCTGCATCGCTACAATCTTCTCATCCGACTGATTACGCACAGTCTGGATATGACGTTGAATGTCCTGATAGCGTTTCTTGTAGGACTCTTCTTCAGCGTCCAACTGCTCTACAGGCTGTTGTTGTTGCCCGTGGACTTGTGCAAATTCTTCCGCATAAGACAGGTTGTCTGTTGGGTCTTCCACACGTTGATATCGTTGTTTAGCCATTATTACTCCTTGGGTCCGACAATTCGGGTATCCAATTATATCCAATTATATCCGGTTAGACATACTTCTTCTTTTTGACTATTCCGGCTAGTTTAGATGTTTTTGGGCGCAATTCCTTGTCACCCTCATCCGTTAAATGATCGTCTACTTTTACAGTAGCGACCTCGACATCTACTCCTTCTCCGGAGTAAATTTCTTCGGGTGCTTCGGCTTCCGCTTCGGCACCTTTTTGTTTGGAATTACTCTTGGACGATACCTCGCCGTCCTTAGAACTTTTGCTATGGGATTTCTCTTCGACATGTTGAATAAGGCCGTCCATCTGCATGGACATCAGACCCATCTCCGCTTCACTCTGCATCATCTGGATGTGCTTGAGGCCGTGCCATTTTACGACATGCGCTGGCAGAACGTACTCATCAGTAGACAGCTTGGCGTCTATGTCATCTCGTACATTTTCTGCGTTAGAACCTACTGGGATGGGATTGCCTGATATGCCGTCGAAGCCCATGAGGCCGTCCATCATACCACACATGCAGTCTTCTTCTGACATTGCCCCGCACCCGCAAGATGACCCATAAGTAGCCATACCACCGTGGGACATCTGCACCTTGTCATCGTCTGTTACTTCGGTGTCTACATTGCGCTGGACTGCCTTGCCGATTTCCTTCTCACGGGTACTCAGTTCGCCGTCACCGTTTGTATCGGCATCTTTATCGTCCAGTTGGAATTTTTTCTTAGCCATAGTTAATCCTTCCGGCGTTGTGATGCCCTTGTTAGTTGTTGCCAAACCGCCTAGTGCCATTATTGATATCCTTGCTGTGAGGCAAAGCCTTCTTCATACCCAACCGAAGCAATCCCTGTTCCCCCTGCAATGGACAAAAGAGGTATCTTACGGTCCATCATCATCCTAAAGACTTCATCTTTTGAAAACCCTCTAAGGTTTTGTGAAGTGACACTGATGCGGTCTGAAAGAAGAGTAGGAATAGACTTAATCTCCGACATCAGGCCGGTACGAGAGCCAGACCCAAACCAGCCCAGTGCTTGAGCCTCTGCCATAGATACACCCGCTTTATTAGCAGCCTTCTTATATACGTCAGAAAATACGGCGTATTCTGTCTGCATAGACTGACCGTCTATTTTCTGACTAGCCATACTATCGTCCAACCAAGTGGCAGCATCAAATTGAGAGGGGTCGTTTTGATAGGCTTCTTTCCATTGGGGTTTAATGTAGCCTATTGGTATAGAACCTTGCTGTATTTCATTCATTGCATCTAAGGCACCCCTGATGGCATGGGTATCAATTGTAG